ATGTGCGGGACTCCCGCTGAAATCCTTAAAACAGGTTGTGAACTCGCCGTTGAACACATTGAATTGCTACGGCAAATCGCTCCTGTTGAGGTTTACAACATGGCTGGAAACCATGACCGAATGTCTGCGCTTGCTCTCATCATGTATCTGGATGCGTATTACCGAAACACTCCCGATGTTCAAATTACGGTATCGCCTTATCCCCGACAATACCTTACCTACGGCAAAACTTTGATTGGATTAACGCACGGCGACGGTGCTATGCAAAAACTCCCATCCCTTATGGCCGTTGAAGCAAAGCGAGAATGGGGTATTACTGACCACCACCTTTGGTTTCATGGACACCATCACCACCAAACCATCAAAGAAACCGCAGGCACAATGGTTATCCAAATGCCTTCGTTGGCTGGACATGACCGATACCACGCAAGGCAAGGTTATACCATGTCAAAAGCAGGTTTGGCTGCTTACATGATAGACCATGAAAGAGGTTTGATTTGTTCTTTGTTTGCTCCTGTGGAGGGTCATTGATGGGAAACCGTACTTGCCTCCGTGAATGTATGAATTGCGGAAAGCGAGGCGTCTATGCAACAACGGCTTGCAGGTCAAAGAAAAACGGAAAGACAACTTATTGTGGATATATGCGGGTGGTTCGTGAATGAAGTACTGTGAAAGCGTCTATTGTGAAAAGTGTGGATTTGCAACACGCATTATGGAAGCACAAAAAGCGATGGAAGGCATCTGTCCCCATTGTAAAAAGAAGGGGTTGAAGGTTCTTGGGTATTAACACTACAAATCTCAGTTTCTTGAGGTCAAAAAACGACATTCGGTATTTCTATGAATGGCTTGGCTATACTTGGGGTGAACATATTGGCGAATGGATTGATTTGTATACTGACAGAAAGGATGCACAGGTTCACAGGACTTGCATTATTGCTCCCAGAGACCATTCAAAATCCACTACGCTTCGCATTGTTTTATTGCATCACGCTCTTTTTCTAAAGTGGAGAAACAGCCCCTTTACCTGCTGGTTGTTTTCTGCCAGCCGAGACACCGCTTCCCGCCGTCTTCAAGAGATTCGTGAAGACATTCGTAAGCACAAAGAACTAAGAAAATACCTTGACGAAAAGCGAGGTGGAAAATATGAACTCTTTTTCACCAATGGCGCATGGATTAGAGCAACATCAGTGGGGTCTGCTATCCGTGGTGAACACCCTGCTGCTATTGCTCTTGACGATGTGTTGGTTGATATGGGCGATATGTCAATGGATGCCGTAAGAGGTTGGCTTCGTAAAGTCGTGACTCCTATGCTGTCCCCAGGTACAAGCCTATATTGCGTCGGAACTCCTATGTCCATGACAGACATTTATCACACGGAAATGCTTGACAACGCCGTTTGGAAGTCGGGAGTTTGGTCTGCTATAAACAATTGGGAAGAGTTTAAGAATGACCCCGAAAATGTCAAGCCAGAATGCCTTTGGCCTCAGCATCGCCCAATAGAGTTCATCCTTGAGCAAAAAGAAGCCATGCAAGAATTAGAGTTTTCGCAAGAATACTTGTGCCGAGTCATTGATGAAGAGTCGCAAGTATTTCCGCAACACATATCCCGTAAGAACATGGACATGGAGCTCACCTTTGAAAAGCAAAAATACCACGATGGAAAATACGCCATCGGCTTTGACCCTTCGCATGGTCTTGGGAAGGACTATTCCGTGATTGTTGTTCTACGCCAAGACGGGGACGGAAATGTTTATCTGGTTGATGTTTGGAGAAAGAATGACTTCCCACCCGAAAAGCAAGCAGATGTTATGGGGGACTACAGCAACAGATTCAATATGCCTCCCTTCGCCATTGAAGATGTTGGTTTCCAACGGCTGTATAACGCTATCCTCATGCAAAAAGGAATCACGATTGACTACAAAGCGTCAAAGGCAAGCAACAAAAGCCTAAAGCAAGGATTGATGAACCGACTGCGAGCCTGGTTTGAACAAGGGCGAGTCGTTCTTCCCTTTGGAGATGACACAACCAGAAGGGTTGTCCGTATGTTCTTGGATGAGTTAGAATCACATGCCTGGAAAAATGGCGATATTGTGGACTTGGGCAAACACAACGACATGGTGATGGCGTTTGCTCACGCCATTGACCAATTCATCCGTCCCGATAAACCAAACAGTTTCGCTGTCGGACAAGTAAATATGACAGGTTGGAAAACTGCAAAACCGCAAAAAAATATCAGAAAAGGCGGTAAATACCCAGGTTTATATTAAAACCTACGAAAAAAATCTGTGAGGATTTTGCTCGCAGGTTGGCGTGGGCTCAATTAACCACCCTACCTACTTTTGGCGTAAAATCGCCGTTTTTGGGCCAAAATCGCACTTTTTCACTTTCAGAAGGGGTGCGACATGACTAAGTAGTATGGTGCATTAGTTTAATTTGTCCGAAAGGACACCCGAACGGTGCGTTGGATGCCGTTTGGGTAGTGGAAGCGTTAGCGTTAGCGGGCCGCATGTCAAAATGCGGCGTGAACGGGTGATGTCGTGCGAAAGCCCCCCCGATGGCCACGGGGCCGGGGGGAAGGTGCAAACCGCCAAATGTGCGGGCGACAATAAACGATAGTGGACGGGTAGCCACGAAAAAAACCGAAACGGTGCGGGGAAGGTGGGCGACCTTAGCGAAACGCCGCCAACCCCAAACATACCCACGAAAACCACATCACATGGAATGATTGACATGGACAAAGATGCAAACCCAAAGACCGCCAACGGTAAGCGTGGATTGTATTCCGAAGGCATGAACAACAACATGAACAAAGCGGTGCGATGCTTAGAAGACATCACCACCGCCTTCTTGATTCATGGGCATCCAATGTTTTGCGATGAAGGGCAAGTCCTTCTTGAAGCGGCGCAAGTGTTCGGTGAAGCGGTCAAGCAATTGACCGTTGCATACAACAACTACGCCCCCAAGAACGGCACGGGTCTTATGACGCAAGGCGGGGCCAAGGTTCAAGCCAATGTCGCCGGACAAGTGCTTTTGATTGAAGCGCAACGCAAGGCGGCCAAGGAAGCAACCAAGCCAACCAAGGGCAAGAAGAACAAGAAGTGATTAGCCTTCGGGCGACATCATGGAATGTAGAACGGTCAAGAACCGGTACAACGGGTCGGCGGGGGCCAAGGCCCCCGCCCACCCCACACAATGGACGGACACCCCGTAGCGGGACACGATAACACCGCTTAAGCCACAACCCGACCCCAAAGGGGGTGATTATTTCGGGTCGGAATGGCGACCTTCAACCATTACAACCGGGAACGCATCCCACCTTAGCCCAAGGACTTGCAATAGGGAACGACGCACGGCAACACGCCACGCACGAAGCCCGAAGCATAACCCGACATGACCCGATATCATGGACGGCAAGGTGGGATGCACCCACCACTTTCAATCCACGACGCACACGGGACGGTGTGCAAGCGGGGAAGTGAACACATGAAGAACACATACACGAACAAAGCCCGCAAGGGTTGGGAACGCATCGGAAGACATTCAATGAAGGACTACCCATATTGGGATATTGATACCAAGGGATTTTTACTTGGCGTCGTAAGTGCGGCGCAACTTTGTGAAGAAGTCGGCATCATCCTTTCCGAACTACACCGGGACAAGGCCAACCAACCCCATGATGATGAATGCGAATGTTGCGAATGCCACGGCCATGAATGGGATGTTGAAGAAGCCGAAGCCGTTGGCGATGCCGCCGCATGGGTGGCCGTTTGCGTCCATTGTGATGCAACGGCCCACCCCGATGAAGTCTATGACGGTGATGCACAATGATTGAAGAACTTCTTTGGGAAGTGCAAGACGCATTGACCTTGATTGACTTTTGGACAAACCACATTGAAGACCATGTAGATAAGGCACGGGTGAAGATGGCCGAACAACTTCTTCGGCTTGCTTACGCCTTGACCTTGATTGACAACGCACGATGAACGGGAACACAACGGCACACGGTAGGGTGGCGGGGCTTGAAGCCCCGTCGCCCATCCTTTTTTTTGGTCTTGAACATATATAGCAGATATGCAGGCGAGCCAGAGCAGACAAAAAAGCTGCCAAAAAAACCTGCCGCTGCCTGGAACCTGGGGCCTGGAGGCAAAAAGTCTGGAGAAAAAACTGTCGCTGACAGATGCAGGACCTGACAGGGGCTG